GAGGTGGGCAGACTCTTTACATCCGTTAACGTTGCGATTCGCAACATAACCCGAAAAGACTATGAAAACAATAGATAAACTTGAAATTATACTTCAAAAAATGAAAGAACAAAATAATAGACTTGAACGGATATACGGCAAGCATCTCAAACTGATTGTATGCACTGGGAAAAGAAGTGAGAAGGTGAAATTTAAACATGAAGATTGAAATGCTATGTTTGTAATTTATTTAGACAGTATTCTAAATTGTAAACAAATATGTCGTAATGTTTTGATTTGATTTTAAAAGTATATTACTTTGCTGAAAATAACCAAATTATTATAACTATATGAAAAAAGTATTATTTTTAATGATTGTTTCATTATTCAGTATGAATCTGAGTGCTCAAGTAATGAGAGCGGAAGAATTAGAAAAATATGCAAAGGAAAATTATGGTGATAAGTGGGTGGATGCGGCTGAAAATTTAGGTTCTTCATTGGTATTGGATAAGAATCAGAGTTTGACCTATGAGCAGATAATTAATTGTGGGGAACAGACTAAAGAGCAGTTATATATTACTTTAAACCATTGGTTTGCGGAATCTTTTAACGATGCGAACTCAGTAATTAAATTGAATGATAAGGATGCGGGAGTAATTATTGCTAAAGGATTTGTAGGAGGAATCGCTCAACATATTGGAGGAATGACAGCTTATAATGTTAACATCCACCCTGTTATAAAAGTTGATATTAAAGATAAAAAAATTCGTGTTACATATACGCTTCAATATTATGAGGTTGAGCAGAACATCGGAGGCGGATGGATGGGGGCTTTTTCTGCTGGTACAACAGGACAGCCTGCGGACACGACAAAGAAAACAGAAAAATGGGGTATAGAAACATGTTATCCTTTCAGCCCCAAAGATCAGCATAAGGCAAAGAAAACATCGTCTAAAGCATTGATTATGGCTCATGCATATTCCAATGTTATTATGGATAAAATAGAAGAAGCTGTGAAGAATGGTCTTGTGGGCAATGAAAATGATGATTGGTAATTTAAATAAATTATTTTTCACGGGGAGAAGTTTTTGCTTCTCCCTTTTTTATTTCCTCACCTTCATAATATCAATAAAATCACTATCTTTGCTCTTAGAAAGTGCATGAAGTCATGCACTACCCAAAACTTACGAAAAGACCATGGCAGGAGCAGAATTTAAAATTACTGATGCGATTGATCCTAACATCGTTAAGAAGTTAAATGAGATAAGGATTAATATTCAAACCACATCTTCCGAATATGCGAATTTCACAAAACAATTAAGTGATGGTATAAATTTTAAGCCGGGTAATCTAAGAGAATACCAGTCTAAAGTTGACAGTTATAATGCTACAATTACCAAATTATATGCTTCTCAAAATAGGTTGTCTGAATTACAGGCTAGTCAATTAAAGTTATTGACCGATATTTCCCGTAAGATAGAGCTTCTTACCAAGCCATTGAATACATTAGCAGACAAAATAACGGAAGTAAAAGTAAATTTGAGAGGTGCTTCCGAAGATCTGAAAAACGTGTCACAAGATGCGGAAAATGCTTCTGTTTCATTTCAAGAAGCATCTAAGAAAATATCCATGACTGCTGCTGATTTTGATTCAATCCGTCAGACGGTAAAGGCTTTTGATACACAAGCCTCCGAATTGAACAGTAGGTTAAGTGATAACAAAGAAACAATTTCAGCCTTAAGAACATCTCTGAGGGAATTATCAAAGGAGTATAAGAAAGGTGCTATCAGCGAAGAGGAATACAAGTCCAAAAGAGATGCTACGGTATCCCAGTTACGCATGCTGACAGAGCAGAATAAACAGTATTCGGCGATATTGAGAAATCATACGCAGGTAGCGATTGCCACAGCAGGAAGCTATAACGAGATGAAGGCTTCAATGCTTCAGTTGGAAAAGGAATATTATAACCTTTCACAAGCTGCACGCGAGGGAGCAAAAGGTATGGATATCTTGAACAATATCGGCAAGTTGAATCAACAATTAAAGGATATAGATGCACAGATGGGCAATTACCAACGTAATGTGGGTAATTATGCTTCGGGTTGGAATGGTCTTAATGTTTCCATACAACAGATTGCGAGAGAACTTCCGGCTTTGTCTGTTAGTGCCAATACTTTCTTTCTTGCCATATCCAATAACCTTCCTATATTTATTGATGAGTTAAAGAAAGCAAGGGGGGAATATGAACTTCTTAAGAAATCGGGGCAGACTGCTACACCTGTATTTAAACAGGTATTGAGTTCCCTTCTTAGTTGGCAGACGGCTTTAGTTGTTGGGATAACTCTTTTATCGAGTTATGGAGGTGAGATAACCAAATGGGTGGGTAGCCTGTTTGATGCGAGAAAAGAAATTGATTATCTAAAACAGCTTCAGGAGGATTTGAATAAAGCTCAAAAAGAAGGTGTGAAAAATGCCCAAGATGAAGCTGTTAAATTGGATATATTATATAGGGCTGCTGTCAATTTGAATAAACCTATGGGAGAGCGGAAAAAAGCCGTTGAGGAACTGAAGAAGCAATATCCTTCATACTTTAAAAATATAAGTGATGAAAACATTCTTGCAGGTAAAGCGGCTGATAGTTATCAAAGGTTATCTAATGCCATATTAGCTTCGGCTAAAGCTAGAGCTGTGCAAGATCGGCTTGTAGAACAGGCTAAACAAAAATTAGACTTGGAAGATCAGTTGGCAGAAAAAGAAGAAAAACGTGCGAAACTTGAATCTGCTAGAGATCAGATGAAAGCACAATATGAATCCAGTCAAGGGGCAGCTATGGATACAGCTAGAGACATGTATGGGAAGTTAAACAAGCAGGTTGAAGACTTGGATAAAGAAATAGGTTCTTTATTAAATCAGCTATATCAAGTAGATAAGGCTAGTAGAGATATGGCAAATTCTATTAACATTGGAGATGTTACATTTAATCCTCATTCTGCCGATAAAGCATCGGATGATTTAGCGCAATACATGGAGAATCTTAGGAATAAAATGGCTGACTTGTCCGTTTCTCTCATTAAAGATGAGCATGAACGTAGTCTTGCTGCCATAGAGAAAGAATATAAAGACCAGATAGCAGCTGTAAAGGGATATTCTGAGGAAGAGAACAAACTTCGGGAAATGTTGGGGCAAGAGAGAATGCAGAAGATAGCGAAAGAGAATGAGGAATATGCTAAGAAGTTGGCAGAGGCTGAGAAAAAAAGGATCGAGGAAAAGAAAAAGTATACTGATGAGATGCTCAGACTGGAAGAGGAACAATCATCTCTCCGTATAGCAGCTACAAGTACTGGATATAAGGAACTTGAAAACATTATAACAGAAAATTATTCAAAAGGGCTGCTATCGCGAAAAGAATACGATGAAGCCATGCGTGAACTGGAGCGGAAAGCCGCAAACGAGCAATTACAGATACAGATAGATGCTGCTGAAAAAATGATTGAGATAGCGGAAGCATCGGGCGTGGTAAGCAAGCAACAAATTGAAATGCTGAGAGAATCCATAAAGGCTATGGAAGCAGAGATAGGTTCTATAAATGCGGATGATCAGTTGAAAAAAGCGGAAGAGCAACAGGATATCACACGAAGGAATTTTGAAGTGTTGAAAGGTTATTCTTCTGCATTGAAAGATCTTGCATCGGATATCGATAGCCCGTTTGCCGGTATATTTGATGGGATGGATAAGGGATTCAGTATTATGTCTGATAAGATATCGGGTGTTTGGAAAGAACTTACAGACGGTGAGAAGATGGAAAGAACTACCGAGATGTGGGCTTCTATGGTTAGTGGAATTGGTGAAATGATATCATCCATTTATGATCGCCAGATTGAAGCTATTGAGGCTGAACAGGAAGCGAATGAGAAAGCTGGTGAAGAGGAAATTTCCCGTATAGAGGTTTTAGAAGAAAGAGGTGCTATAACAACTGAAGAAGCCGAAGCGCGTAAACGTGCGGCGGAAGATAAAACGGCACAAAAGAATGCCGAATTGGAGAAGAAAAAAGCTGCATTAAGAACAAAACAGGCAAAGTTTGAGAAAGCTACCAGTATAGCTGAGGCGGCTATACAGATAGCAGGTGGTATTTTGCAGACGATAAAACAATTGGGCTTCCCTGCTGCAATACCTATGATAGCTGCTCTAGGTGCTATGGGAGCGATACAGCTTGCTACTATTATAGCGACTCCTATTCCGAAGTATGCCAAGGGTACTGATTCGCATAAAGGCGGATTGGCTGTAGTGGGTGATGGTGGTGTCCCTGAAACAATCGTTACTGAAAAAGGAGCGTATATTACTCCGTCTGTCCCTACTTTGGTTGACATCCCTAAAGGTGCGAAGGTTATACCTTATGCAGTGGATATGGACAGGATAAAGGCTCATGCAAATGATTTTGATGGTCTTATGGCATATAGAAGCGAAAACGATCTTCCTCCTGTATCAATAGTTAATGATTATAGTGAACTGGAGAAAAAGATAGGGCATCTGGGAAAATCACAGCAGATAGGATTTGCAAAATTAGCCAAGGCGATAAGAGAAAACAATTATCAGCAATTTTCAAAAAGTATCTGATTATGAGGTATACAAGTGACATATATGAACTTCCCTTGTCCGTTTTTATAGAGATTTATACCAATGATAGCAATACTATTGAATTTGACGGTGAGGACAAAGGGGCTGTATCGGCAAAAATTATCAATGACTATGTAGAAATTGTCGGGAGCAAACAGTTGTTCTCTGAGATATTGAATTGTAATGAGCGTATGAATCTTGCAATGACTGTGGAGTGCATGAAGGCATGTGAGAACATGATGAAGTTGAAAATGTATGATGAGGTGCGTGATATTCTGATGAAGATAGGTTATTCGTGTAAAAAAGGTGATGTAATGGCTATGAATGCTAGAATATCCGCATTAAATTCCCGTGCACAATATGATTTGGATAAGATAAGTAAGGAAAAGAATGAGGAACTGAAGGAGAAGCCTACAAAACGTGGATTTATAAATGAAGTTGTCGCTATTGGGAAGTATAATAAGATGTATATCAATCCGAAAGAATGGACCGCCGGATCTTATGCCTGTCTTGTAAGGCAGACATGTGACGAAATCGATGGGTTGAATCGTAAAATGAAATAATTATGTATTATCGATGTGAGTTACTTATAAATGGTCTGAAGTACAGGGTTACTGATGATCTTGAAAATTGGGACGAGGTGAAGGCTAGTTTCAAGAGAAATGACTATGACGGTGTTATCCGTACATTTTCCAACAAATTTTCTTTTGCTGGGGATGCTAGAAAATTGCTGTTAAAACAATATGATGAAGATTATTTGAATGCTTCTGCCTCAATAATAATAAGTACAAGAAATAACAGTTGGTTGTATAATGAACGGTTTAGTTGCGCTCTCAATTTTTCTACATTGCAGGATAATGGTCGTATCTTACAGATAAATGCCGTGGATGATAGCGTGGCGTCCATGATAAAGTCAAAAAAAGGAACTCAATATGAATATTCGGTCGAAGAGGTGAAAAGCCCCATTCCTCTTGTTTATGACGGACTTGAACTTTCAGAATCAGCAAAATGGATTCCTACAGGTGATACATTGGAAGACGATGACACTCTTATTAATGTTTATTTCAGCAAGAAAATGTCACCAATGCCAATATATATAACTGCCAGTGATTCCTTAATAAAGGGGTCTCTTGAATTTAATGATCAAACAGTAGGTGGTGATGATGTATATTCGATAAAGGCTCTGAAATCAATTAGGATAAATATAGAGTTTAATATTGATATGTTTGTGTTTAGGAAATATCAGTCTGGTGCTTTGGGATATGATGTAAGAGGTGTGAGGCTCCAGATTATGAAGATAAGTAATGAGATTGATAGTAATGGGGAAGCGGTGACTACGGAAACGGTGATAGGAAGTTTTGAACTTACGACAGAATCAGAAACGCCAGTGGAAAAGAAGGTTTCGGAATCGTACAATATAAGTCTTTTGCATAATGATAAAATAATAGTGAGAGCTATGTATGTCAATGAGAAAGAAGAGATTGTACCTGTATTGCCGGATTTGCCATACAAAGTCTCAACATCAAGTTATTTTAAAGCATCATGGAAAAATCGAATAAACCCTGTTGAGATGGATGTTATAAAGCCCGATACATTGCTGAACAGATTGCTTAAAAGTATTAATGGAGAGAAAGATGGTTTGACTGGAGTGATTGAGGGGACAGGAGATAGAAGGCTTGATAATTGTATGCTCTTGGCGGCTGAATCAGCCCGTAAGATTCCTGGAGCCAAAATATATACATCCTTCACCAAATTTGCAAACTGGATGAGTTATGTGTTTGGTTATGCTTACGACATATCCGGGAATACAGTAACTTTTCGGCATAGAAGCAAATACTTCTCGGATGATGTTGTCAAAAGGATAGATGATTTATCTGATTATGAGATGAAGGTTAATTCTGCATTGGTGTATTCTCGGATACGGATAGGCTTTGACAAACAGGATTACGACACGGCTAATGGAAAGGATGAGTTCCGTTTTACGAATGAATATACCACAGGCGTGACCATGACGGACAATAGCCTTGAAATGATATCTCCATACCGTGCGGACGCATACGGCATAGAGTTCCTTGCTGACAAGATAGGTGAAGATACTACAGACAACGAAAGTGACACTGATTTATTTATGGTAGGGGTAAAATCTGATTCGTCTGGACTTAAGTATATATTGAACAGGGATTATCTTATGGGTGGCGTTCTCAGCCCTGACACAATGTTCAATGCCATGTTTTCCCCTTCTTCTATGGTTTTGGCCAATGAAGCATACATCGGCTCATCTGTTGAGATGCTTACTTTTGCGTCATCAGATGGTAATAGTGATGTGGGTATTGATGGAATGGGGGAAAGTAGGGATATAATTCTTTCAAAAAGGATGTTTACTGTGGCGGAGGTGGAATTTGAGACTTCGGATGTGGAACTTCCGGAAGATCTTACAGGAATTGTTGAAATGGAATACCAAGGCAAAGTTGTACAGGGATATTATCAGCAGGCTGATTACAATTTTACAAAATCACAAAGTTCAAAGGTAACTTTGATCGTGAAAAATTTAAATTCGTTATAAAGATTCAAATTTTAATTGTTATATTTGCAATGAAAGCTTGTGAAGTCACAAGTTACTAGAAACTTACGAAAAGACTATGATATCAATCGGAGATGTTTGTCCGTTATTCTTTAAACCGCTGAAATATAAATATTCAAATGCTGGATGTTTCAGACAAGTATTTTCTGTGTCAGACAACATCCTGCTGCAAATCTTTTGTGATAACGGCGAAAAACCTTCAGCTTATTTGAATGATAAGATCGGCAATATTTCCTCCAAGATAACACTGCTTACTTATGATGTAAATGAAAGCATTAAGATGTATTATGCCTCATTATCTCCTTCGGAGGGGATATATACAGTAACTATAGGCGATAAAGAATGTGAGGAGTTCTGCGTGTGTGAGAATATAGGTGATTCTATTCTGATTGAATATTCCCATAAAGATAATAATTCTGCGTTTGATAATATATTCTGGATTGATGAGGTTCGGCAGATGTTCCAGTTCAGAATAATAGGAGGATTCAAGCCGGATGGGGTGGAGTTGAAAGTTGAAAACGAACAGTTTGTGAATCAGAAGCAGGAGATAATAGAAATGTATTCTCTCCCTTATAAAACATTTGATTTTGTTTTCGGGACAAGTTGTGGCGTTCCGTATTATATAGCGGAGTTTATAAATAAGGTACTTTGCCTTTCTCACGTCAGCATAAAC